TGCGACCGATAGGTTTCCTATCTGGTTTCAGTCAATGGTTGTAGAGGCATTATGACCTGGGTATTCTGAGTCTTGAAGGATAATATGTCAAAGGACATTCATTACTCCAACAAGAGAGATCAAGTACAACACCGGACAACCTATGGGGATGTTATCCTCATGGGCTGTTTTCTCTTTGTCTCATCATATCATTGTCCAAATGCTATTCAAGGCAAAGGGTGAGAAACCCTTATATTGGATAGTAGGAGATGATATCGTGATTGGTTCTTCCTCTGTTGCTGAAGCCTACGTTCAGATGATGGAGACCCTCGGGATAGAAATATCCTGAGCTAAGTCTATCACTTCACCTGATGGGAAAACTTTCGAATTCACAAAGCGTAATATCTCCAATTGTAAGGAGGTATCCCCTATTCCTTGGGGGTTGCTCGGTTGGGATCATTCGATAGATCCTTTTGAATTCTTAACCCGTGTAGCTTCTGTTCAAGAACGAGTAGATCGTCCATTAAAGGCTAATATTGGCCGCATCAACATGCTCTTGGGTAAAACCAAGGTAAAAGCATGGATGCTCCGTATCAGTCCTTTAGGCAGGGCAGTAACCCCTGCGGTTAAACCTTTTATTACTAAGAAGGAAATCGCAGAGTGGAAGCTCGCTAAAGACCTAGACGACATCGAAAATTTTCGTTGTCGAATGGATGATTTATGAGTTTATACGTCTGAGAAGTCTCTTGGATGTGGACAAGGCGATTATTACTGATTATCTCAGTATATTCGTGAGGCTCAAATACGTGTGCGCCAATGTTCTAAGTACATTGGAAAGCTACGTTTCAAGTCTGTTAAGATTGCTCATGTTTCTAGAAATAATCCTAGAAAGGCTGAGAGGGTTTATCCATCTCAAGCCGAGCATATCTCCTTAGCCATATCGGTTATAGAGGGTTGGTTTGACGCCCTCTCTCTAGAGAAGATTGGAGACCTACTTGCAGGGAAACTTGCAAGCAAGGGCCAACCTAACCAGGTTTTCAGGGAGCAACTTCGAATTGTCATTCGAGACAAAACGAAGACTCCTGGATTTCGGGACCTGCTGAAGCGACGCTGTGCGTAG